ACCGCTATCAAATGGTACTGGCAAGATCTCTAAAGCAACGTGTTGACCTAGAGTATAAGCATACGTCTTTCTTAAAGAGTCGCGTTGGCATCTCGCGATGCCGACAGTTACGTATGTGTGGGGGTCATTAAGGCGGGGGGCTCCTCTTTTAAGCAGTATCTAGGTCAATAATCTTGTAACGGTCATTCGTCATCTTCGATAGGTCGGGCTTCTCGTTACACATGACGATCACATGGGGCACATGGTTTAGGATCTTTGTGGCGGAATTGTATTTCGGACTGAAAATAACACGGTCCTTAAGCTGCTCTAGGATCGTGTACTGGAGAAACTCCATGCCACCTCTGGGAACATTGAACACAAAGAAGCGTTTCGAAGCAGTGATAGCGTGAGCAAGGTCATCGCGTTTACCGACCGACAAAAGCTGCGTATAATCTGGCTTTTTACTATACAGATACCGTGCGAACCAGGATTTTCCCTTACCGCCTTCTTCGTCGACAACGAACACTATCTGGCGGTCGTCAGGGTCTTGGTCGAGATAATCCCACAATTCCTGCTGCCATTGCAATAAGGTACCTTCTTCCAATGTCGGGAAAGGACAGTTATGCTCGATCAGAGCCATCAGAGAGCGGGAATATCGCACGTATAAACCAGGGAAAGCTTGAGCGACTTCACGTTCTGTTGGAGCGAATCCTGTACTTGCATTCACTTCAAGAGCCCATGATAAAAAGTCTTCAAAAGCGGATGCATTCCCTCGAGCGTCCGAAGGAAGGACCCCGAATTCCTCAAAGTCGCCGTCTTTTTGACAGTACCGTGCTGCCTGTTCATGAGAACCCTTGGCTGTTTCCCAATGAGATCGAGGGCAGATCGCACGAAGAGTAGAAAGTCTTGCTTTGTTGATGAGTACGAGGTAGCCCTGCAAATGGGGTGTACCCGATTCGCCGAGCTCCTTGCCGAATGTAATGTACTTGAAACGTGTTGGGTTAAATAACGAAGCGAACTTAGCATACTCCTGTGGCGTATAGTTGTTTAGTGTAAAACACCACTTCGTTGACTGCGGGAGACCGTTAGAGTTACGAGGTGCCATGGTGAGCCTGAGATGCTATGAGCTAGGGTAATACTGACCTAGCTCACAATTTATGTCAGGATGAAACTGCGAAGTGGTCGTTCGTACGAATCGAAATACGCGCGGGGCAAGCGTCGCCGTTTAAATCCTCGTACGAAAATTTCAAAACGTTCGAAAAAAGCCAGTTCAAATCTTCAACGGAAAATTCGAAATGTCATTGCCCGAGACAAAGACGTTAAAGTGACGCCGCAAACTATTGCGATCCCTACTGCAGGTGCACCGCCGGCTCCCGTGCTGACGCCGTCATTCGTGAGTACCGACTTTGGGACAATCTCCGGTCCCGCCTTAGGTACCGGGCACAACAATCGAACTGGGTCGAAGGTTTTGCTTAAGGGTATAAGGCTTGAGCCACAATACAGTCATGGTGCCCCACAGGGTCAACGTGCCGAAGATATCCAAGTCTTCATGTATATCTACAGCACTGCAGAAAACACCTCCACTCCAACGATGTGGTTTCGTAACAACGATGACAACACGCGTGTGGATTGGGCTGATGCATATAATAATCCTGCCATTGGTAAATATGGTATAGTCAATCAAACCATTAATACAGATGAGATCAAGATTCACTGGCATAAACGGTTTACATTGAAAGCAAGAAATCAATTCCAAAAGAATGGTTATGCGTACGCAAAGAAACACTATGTTAAGATTAACAAGCAAATTTCTTTCATACAAGATGTGGCTGGCCAACAACCTGGTTTGGCTGGTGTCCACCCACGAATAGGGGTTGCAATTTGGTGGACTTAGCCGAATGCAACTACTGATGCTGTGGTAGCAAATACGTACAATCCAACACCGTTCTTGCTGGGCAATACCGCTATCAAATGGTACTGGCAAGATCTCTAAAGCAACGTGTTGACCTAGAGTATAAGCATACGTCTTTCTTAAAGAGTCGCGTTGGCATCTCGCGAT